GCACCAACTGCACCAAATTTTGGAGCGGCTGTTGTAGCTAATGTAGCCATCATTGCTGTCGTTACTGCGAATTCAGCTAGTGAATTACCTTTACGACTTTTTAATTTTCTTAAAAAAGATTTGAACATTTCAGTTCTCCTTGTACTTTGTTGTTTTGGAAACTCCTTGTGAGTGTTCCTACCTATATAGTACAATAACTGTACCAAAGTACCCTATTTTTTAAAATTTTTTTTATGTCATAATATTGTTACATTTACAAATAGGCAATAAAAAACCACTCGAATAAGTGGTTTTTTACATAGTGTATTATTTTGTTACTGAGTGTAACAATTTGTAATACCATTTTGTTACAAGAATGAACCTGTACTTGTTGTATCGATGTGCCCAACATTCATGTACTCTTGTGAGAGGTTCTGATGATATTTCTTCATCGTGTTTACAATACGAGTAATATGTTGAGTCTTAGAACCACTCATCTCACGAATCATAATGTACAGAGCTTTCTTGTTGAAGTTCTCAATATGTTGAGCTCTTCTGAATATCTCCAATACAGAATCAGCAACCAATATATCTTTCTTTCTTGTGAAAACATTGGTAATGTTGTTTTCCCAATACTCAACAAATTGATGAACATATTCTTTTATACTTTCGTCTTCTTCCTTCTTAATCTCTTGGTCTTTGGTCTTTTGGTTCCAATCCAATACATCCATCGTGTCATGAGATTTATAGTGAGCGTAATTCTTGTTGTTATGTAGAATCAAATAATTCTTAGCAACAATACTAAAGTATGAGAAAGCCTTTCCCTTACCTTCCTTGAACTTGTGCATATTCAACACCAAAAATGATATCACTTCTTGTTTTACTTGTTCACTTGGAACATCAAAGTAATAAAATTTAAATGTATGAATGATATTCTCACACAACTTATCAAACGCCCTTCTTATGTGGTCGTTGTAAATTCTTTCTTTCATATAAGCCCGTTCTTCTTTATTGTAACGGATTATAGCATCTTCAGTTTTTTGTGTGAAATAATATCTTGGTGAACCTTTTTTAGCTTTCCTTGGCATTTGTATCCTCTTCTATGTATTGATTTAATTCTTCGATTGTTTCTTTGATGGATGTAAATATACTACCGACCTCGTCATCTGCTTCGAAATGACCTGTCGAGTCTATGTCCTTAATTTCCTTCCAAGTTCCTGCTACCCTATCACTAAAGTCTTCGACCCAAGTTTCTAATAGCTCTACCTTGTTGAGTAAATTCCAAATAACATAACTTTCAGTAATAAAAATTACAACCAACAAACCTAATAAGATTTCTAATATCATTAACTATCTCCAAAAAGTTCGTCAAACAAATCTTCATGTTTAGACTTCTTTTCTTCTTTTTTAGGTGGAGGAGTTTTATCAGTTCCCACACTTATGTTCTTGATTTTATCTAGCCGAGCTTCCATCTCTTCTTTTTCATCTTCGTCACCTCGTTTCCATTCATCGTATTCAGCTTGTGTAGCCATATGGTCGGCCCAATGTATAATGTATGGTAGATGATTTTTCAAAGAACGACTAGCGTCGAATACCTTCATGTAGTAGGTGTTAGCTTCATCATACAATCCATCAGATACCTTGATGGCTAGTGTTTCTTTCAAACTAACCTTAACACCAAAGTGTTGAAGTAAGAATAAAGCTCTATCTGTCACTCTCATATTATCTATTTCTGTATTGTGTGTGAAAACCTCACCAAGAGTCTTTCTTCTCCAATCGTTATCTTGGGGAATATAGTACTCTCCATGTAAATCACCAACCTTACCCAAGTCGTGGTGTAGAGCTGAAAAGATAAGTTCTTCATCTGTCCAATCTTTATAACCACCAACTTTTTCATAGGTCTTGGATACTTCTAATGCCGTCTCAACCACATGAAGAACATGATTGACATAACCACCAGCGTAACAATAATGGAATTCTTCTTTTCCACTAGCTGGAGCTACAACCATTCTATCTTCAAAGTATTTATACATTTCGAGGAGTCGTTCTTTTCGTTCTCCTTCGAATGTATCCTCTACGAGTTGTAACAGCTTATTCCAATTACCAAGTAATTGTTCTTCTGTTAATTGTTTCATTTATAACCTTCTTAGTTTTTTAACATCAACCGTCATTCTGTGTTGATAACATCCTTCTGTTTGTACTACTACGAATCTACCATCTTCGGTCTCATCTTCAACTTGATAAGCTGGTTCGAATTTACCGACTTGTACATTTGTTGGTAGTACCCAATCTCCAACTTTGATTGGTAGGGTTGAGTATTTATATGCTTTCTTTCTTGGCATTTGTTATTTCTCCTTTAACCTTGTTTGTCATTTTTTATTAGTGCTAAATTATCTGTCCAATTCATTTTGTAAATCTGTACATTTTCATACTTATATGGTTTTACATTTATCGATTCCAATATATCAACATAGTTTACATACTTTGGATTCATTGTATCTCTTACTTGATACACACCATCTTTATTCTTGGTTCCTTTGATTAAAATAAAATCACCATAATCAAAAGGGCCTCCCCATCGTTTTAAAAGGTTTCTTGATAAAGCTACAAACTTATAATCCGAAGCTTTATTTATACGAATCCTTGTTCCGTCAGCTGTTATATCAGGTGTATTATCAGTTTGTGGATATACAGGCTGATACATAGTCACATTCACTTCAACACCATATTTGTAGAATTGTTCAAGTTCAGTATGAAGTTTTTGATTATCTATCAATAACTTATCAACCTCATTGGTATAAAATTTATTTTGTTCTTTGAATAGGTTTACGGATATAAATCCATTTAACAATGTAACAAGGACTACCCCTGCTATTGCCTTATTTGTTGAAATCATGTTAATTTCCCTTTCTCGAATTACTCTAGATCTTACGAACTTTTTCATTAAAAGTCAAGTTATTTTTTGTAAAAAATGAATATCGGTTCATACTTCAAATATGTTCCATTAACCTTTACCGAGTTTTTGACATTTGATTGGTCAACCCCAACCATAGATGTCATCAACATTTTGAGTTTACCTTGATATTCTCCACCGAGGGCCGTTATTACATCGATACTATCTTGTTCAAGAGGGTGGTATTTATCTTTACCGATTTTGATATCGGCGATGTTCCATAATAAATATCTGTCATTTCGTAAACTTTCATATGCATTAGTCAAAGTTGGTTTGAGAAAATTGTCTCTCCAATCATCATACTTTGGGTAAGCCTTGTAGGATTGTTCCTCATCTTCTGAATATTGTTCCCTATCAAAGTAAGGTGGTGATGTAAACACCATATCCAACTTACCTTTGTATTGTTGAAAATCAGGATGGTTTCCAATGTGTTCACTACCTTCTTGAAAATAATGAAATGTATTCTTTTCTTCTTCCCAAAATGGATTACTTTCCAATACCTCATTGTTAAAAAAGTTAGCTACATATTCGTATCTTGATATTCCCACTTCGTCAATAAAATTATCCGTGTTTGGGTCTGTACCAATATAATGTATTCTTTTTAGTGAAGACATAGCTCCAAGTATTCTACCACCCCAACCACTTGATGGGTCGTATATATTTAATTGTTTATCTTCAAGTTTATTGATATCAATATGATTGGTATAGTGTTCATATAAATAACGAGCCGTTAGTGGTGGAAAGTTTACCGCTGGTTGACCCAATCCCAATCTAAATGCTTGAATACCTGCTGGAAATAATTTTTGTCCTAATTGAAAATCTCTAACTAAGAATTTGTATGTATCACCATCCAATTCTTTTGGTAGATTAGTCTTATGTTTATCATCCAGCTTCTCTACTTCTTCAACGGATAAAGTCTTGTAAATACTTTCTACAGCGTTGTGTTTGTGTTGAACTATAAAAAAGTTCTCAGGTAATTCTTCACCATCCAATACACACTTAGACCAATTATACATTGAATCTCTTTTCAATATTCTTAATATTACCTTTTCAAACTTGTGTTTATATTCATCCGTAAACCAATCGTAAATACTACCATTCTGAACACGAGTTTTCAACATAGTTGGGAAGAATTGATTTATACTACTGGCATGTTTATTGTAATTTTTGATTACATTTTTATTTCCATCGTCATCTGATATCAAAAATTTATTATGTACATCATACTCTCGTAGCTTCTTAAAATTCTTTTTTATGTCTTTAGTATTGGAACCGATGGTTGGTGGAATACCCTTATCATCCCATTCAGATATAATAAAACTTCTAAGTTTTTCAATCCATTTAGAAGTTTCCTTTTCATCCATATAAAGTAATTCCTCAAAGTTGATGTTGACATCACTTTCAAGCAAATTACTTCTTTCATAATAGTATTTTTTCATATATAGAATTTACAACTTTTTATAACCAATTACAAGTGTTTTCTTGCTGTTTTGTGGAGGTGTCGGGATTCGAACCCGAGTCCTGTCTATTATCAATATTAAGTCATTCACAGCTTAGTTAGGTTACTACCCTCCGAGAAGTTACCTACAAACCACCGACTATT